TATATGCAAGTTGTATTTGAAAGCACTCAGGGCACCGTCGACAAGGTTCTGGTTAGATAACTATCCATCTTTGTTGTAAACTGATACATATTGTGTTATACTAGCACAGATGTTCGATATCCTATCTTTAGTTCCAGGCAAGAAAAAGCAATCAAGTTCCGGTTGGACAAGTTTCAACGCAATTTGCTGTGGACATAAAGGTCATCGCCCTGATACTAGATTCAGAGGTGGCATTAAGTTACTTTTTGAATGTACACGTGTATGAAAAGATTAGTGACGAAGCACAGTTATATGAGTTAATGAAAGAACCAGTCTGGTCTAAGTTAAATGATAGGGTGTTTGTTGAGAAGTTGATTCACTTAGCTAATCACTATAACAGTATGCAAAAGATGCCTGAGCCTGTCAATAGCATTCCTAGATTAGCAATGTTTCTTGCTATTATTCGCCCCGGTAAGAAGCATTTGATTGGATTACCCTGGAGTGAAGTCGCTAAGACTGTGTGGGAAAAAGATAGTGAGGGCTATATCTTTAAGAAAAGTCACTCGGTTAGTTACGCACATTTAGTTGTTGTGCATATGAACTTGCTTAGTTCATCCGTTTCACAAGAGTAATAGACTTACGCTTACTCTTGCGTTTTGCTAGTTCTAGCATACTACACGTTGGCCCGTGTACGACAGTGAGACTCTTGTTATTAAAAGTTCTTATGTAGGGCTTGAACACCATCCATTCTTCTTTTAAGAACATATTGATGGGCACTAATCTATTTGATTCCCACCACCAAGTATCACCTAATTCCAAGAACCTATCACGTAATACTTGGTCTAGAATAGCACCATAATCGTATATAGTGGTAACCACATCGTCCCTGTTTTGGACGATTCCCACATAATCCTGCCCAGCGTATGAACAGACGGTTATGAAAGGATGATTTTTGCTTAGTCGTGCGAAGAATTCGTTATGGATCATTATAATTAGTGTCTAGGAATATTTATCTTCGGGTAAAAACCATTATATTATTTGTCATAAATAGAGTAAAGGACCATTTCAATGTACTCTACATCAGTAACTCAATACATCCCAAGACAAACAGTTGTGTTGTATTCAGGCCCTTCTACTAGGAGATATCAAACCGTGTACGCTAAAAACTTAAAAATCCATAAAGGAATTGACAACCGCTTGCAGTTCCAGTTCATCAATCAGGACCAAAAAGCAGTGGACATGACTGGTAAGACCATCACTTGTAGATTGATTAGCTACGACGGCTCTAAAGTATTGCTACAGAAAGCATTGACTTTAGTATATCCATTGACTGGTATCTGTCAGTTAGACATAACAATGAATGAAACATTGGAAATGGAAGCGGCGACTTGCTATTACTCAATCACTATTCCAAATGGTATGTTTGAGTTCCCTGTATTCGTTGATGACAATTCAGGTGGCAGAGGAGTAGTTGATGTAGTGAACAGTGTATTACCAAAGTACATTAAGTCTTCTACGTTAGATATCTTACCACACGCAACTCCAAGTGATGTTCAGCCAGTAACATACAATACAGGTCTATATGCTACACAAGACACAGACTTCTTAACGTTCCAAACGGTGCTAAATGATTATGTTGGCACAATTAAAGTTCAAGGTTCTGCAACTGGTAATAACACAGAATGGTACGACCTCACTGACCCTCAAGTCTATGATGGTTACACTAGCACTGATTACTTTAACGTAAATGGTTATCATCCATACATGCAAGTTGTATTTGAAAGCACTCAGGGCACCGTCGACAAGGTTCTGGTTAGATAACTCTCCATCTTTGTTGTAAACTGATACATATTGTGTTATACTAGCACAGATGTTCGATATCCTATCTTTAGTTCCAGGCAAGAAAAAACAATCAAGTTCCGGTTGGACAAGTTTCAACGCAATTTGCTGTGGACATAAAGGTCATCGCCCTGATACTAGATTCAGAGGTGGCATTAAGTTCGAAGGACAAACTAACTGGGTTATGCATTGCTTTAACTGCGGCTTTAGTTGTAGTTTTACTTTAGGCAAGTCTATCACAGGGAAGACTAAAGATTTTCTAGTATGGTGCGGTGTTGACAGTCAACAAGTTCAACGATGGAGTTTAGAAAGTTTACAACACAAAGACTTCTTAGACTTCACTCAGCCAAAGAAGAACAGAGAAAATATCAAATTCAAAACGAAAGAACTGCCAGTAAGTGAGCCACTAAATATTGATAACCCCAAACACATTCAGTATATCACTTATCTTGAAAGTCGCGGCATCCATTACGATAGTTACCCATTCGTAGTAACACCAAACGATAAATTTAGGAATAGTAATAGGGTTATCATACCGTATTTTTATAAAGGCAAAGTCGTAGGTAATACAAGTCGATTCTTAGACAACAGAGCACCCAAGTATCTGAACGACCAACAACCAGGATATGTATTTAATATTGACGCACAAAAGCCAGAGTGGCAAGTATGTATTGCTACTGAAGGTATCTTTGATGCCCTCAGCATCAATGGAGTTGCAATCATGCACGATGATATCAGCAACGAGCAAGCTCAACTTCTGGCAACATTAAACAAACGAATTATTGTAGTACCTGACTTTGATAAGACTGGGATGACAATTATTGATAGAGCATTAGAGTTAGGGTACAGTGTTAGTTTGCCCCCTTGGGGACCCGGCGTCAAAGACGTAAACGATGCGGTAATCAAATACGGTAAACTACAAACTGTACTTTCTATACTAGAAAATGCTACAATGAGTAAAATAAAATTAGAAATGCAGAGGAAGAAAATTGGCAAACAAAACGGATTCTAAACAGATGGATTACACTCCGGACGTACAGAAGTTTTTTCTATCATTGATGTTAACTAACGCCGAGTTGTATACTCGTGTTATGAACATTATGAACAGTGAGAACTTTGAAAAGTCATTGAGACCGGTAGCTGAACTGTTTAAAGAACACACTGACAAATACAAATCATTGCCAGACCCAGAACAAGTTAAAGCACTTACTGGTGTAGATATTAAACCTATCGAAAACTTAACAGATGGTGTACAAGAATGGTTCTTAGATGCCTTTGAGGGTTTTACAAAACGACAAGAACTTGAACGTGCGATTCTTAAAGCAGCCGATTTACTAGAGAAGGGCGACTTTGCACCTGTTGAAAAACTAATCAAAGACGCAGTGCAAATCAGTCTACAGAAAGACATGGGTACTGATTACTTTGCTGACCCAGCAGCACGTATCAACAAATACTTTAACGCAGGTGGACAAGTCTCAACTGGTTGGCCTCAGATGGACAAGTTGTTATATGGTGGTTTCAGTCGAGGCGAATTGAACATCTTTGCAGGTGGCTCAGGTTCAGGTAAGTCATTGGTTATGATGAACTTAGCATTGAACTGGTTGACAGTTGGTATGAGCGGAGTGTATGTATCACTAGAACTTTCAGAAGAACTAACAAGTTTGCGTACTGATGCTATGGCAACTGCTATGAGTACCAGAGACATTCGTAAGAACATCGAAGACGCTAACTTGAAAATTAAGATGGTTGGTAAGAAGTCAGGTCAATATCGTGTTAAAGGTATGCCTGCTCAAAGTAACGTTAACGATATTCGTGCATACTTGAAAGAAGTACAGATTCAAACAGGTATCAAAGTTGACTTTGTGATGATTGACTATCTTGACTTGGTTATGCCTGTTTCAGTTAAAGTTAACCCTAACGACCAGTTCATTAAAGACAAGTATGTTTCAGAAGAACTACGTAACTTAGCTAAAGAACTAGGTGTGTTGATGGTAACAGCGAGTCAGTTGAATCGTAGTGCGGTTGAAGAAATCGAATTTGACCACAGTCACATCGCAGGTGGTATCTCAAAGATTAACACAGCAGATAACGTGTTCGGTATCTTTACAAGTCGTAGTATGCGTGAGCGTGGTAAGTATCAGATTCAGTGTATGAAGTCTCGTAGTTCGACTGGCGTAGGTCAAAAGATTGACTTAGAGTACAATATCGAAACTATGCGTATC